GAAAATGTTCAACCGACCCCGTCTTGTACGGGGTTTTTTATTGTTTATTAGGTTAGAATAATAGCGTATAAGTTTTTACTATGACCACAAGCCCTAGAGCTACACGATCACCACTAAGAGCTATTGATCGTTTAAAGAAAGCTGCAAATTTAGAAGCCACTAAAAAAGAAGTTGAACTTTCTGATGGCAGCATATTTGAAATGTGGGTGACACCCTTAACAATGGCAGAAAGAGAAAGAGCACAAAAAGGAGCTAAAAGTGATGATGCA